GTGTGTATTCCAAAAAACAAGCACGGCTTCTTCAATGCGGTTTAGGAACACTGTGGTTTTGTTTTTGTCCGCATCTTCGCTTTTTGCTTCATGCACCAAACCTTTTACCGTATCAACCAATGTTTTAAGAGCGTCAAATCCGATAATGACGCTTTGCTCAAGCGGGATTGCTTTTTGGGATTCTTTTTCTTTTCTGTTTTCATATTCAATAATGCCCTCCAGCCGACCCATAACCCGCGAGAGTTCGTCTTTTTCATGCCGCAAAGAACGCAAAGCATTCTCAATTTGCTCCATGTTCACTACTCCTTTTCACTTTCATCGGGCGCACAGCCCCTTCCCTTGACGTTAGACCCCGCCGAGGCCAGCAATTAAGGAAGCTCCGCATAACGTGCCCACATCGCTTTCCGCTCTGCTTCGTCCATCGGCGGCACATCAATCGTGAAATTCTCGCCAGCCTTCAGCTCGAAGTCCGACGTGGTCGCCGTCGTCCCGCCCAGCTCGACGTATACCTCGTTGGCACCGTCGTTGATCAGGAGCAGGTGCGTCGCCCGAAACCCGAAATCCACGTTCGTATTGACCTGCGTCGCGCTGACGGCCTGATACTTGACGTTCGGCCCCATCTGGGCCGACGCCGGCATGGTGACGAGTGGCCCAAACACCGCGGCGCCAATGACCAACGAGAACGCCACCACGGGCATCAAGACGATCCATCGCTTCATCACGGCTTCTTCTCCTCCCGGACGAGCCGGTCGCCCACGCCGCGCGAGCGCATGTCATACGTCTGGAGCCAGAAGTACGTCTCCTGCGCCGCGCCGTCGACCGTCGCGAGATCGAGCTGCGACTGGCTGTGTCGCTCACGCAGCCACTGTTCGCGCGCCTCCGGATCGGTCACCCACTTCTCGCGCGTCGAGACCTCATGCAGCGCGCCGTCGAGCGCGTGCAGCTTCTTGATGAGCAGGTCGCGCTGCTTGAGGAGCTCAGCATGCCGGCCCGTGATCTCCGTCCGCCGAGACGGCCACCAATCCGGCTCGCGCTCATAGCCATAACGATGCGTGTGCTTGAGCAGGGCGCAGACCGGCGGCAACCGCACCGTGATGCCGCGGCCATGCGCGAGGCCGAGCCAGAACTCAGCACAGGCCTTTTGGCTATTGTGCGACGCAAATCCCTCAGCGACGAACGTCCCAGACGACGTACCGAGCGCTACAACCTCACGATCGCCGACCGACTCGACCGAAACCACTGGCACCGCAGCCTTCGCATGCATCCGCCCGAGATGATCTGGGCTAAACAAATCCAACACACGCTGCGGACGCATCTGCCCAAGGAACCGCATCGTTTCGGTTCGCCCACCAGACACCCGATACGTATGGCACGAATTGTCTGCTCTCCCGCGTCCGCTATGCTTCGTCCACTTGAACCCGTACACGGCCAGCGCGGATTTCACCGCATCAGCCATCGCATTGTCGCACTGTGAATACGCCAGATTCCCCAACGTGCCAACGCGACCCAGGGGTCCAGACAGATGTCCCTCACCATCGAACGCGGCAGCAAGGTAGCCCGCGTCCCACGAATGAACAGGCTGCCCCCAGACATCCGTTATCTTCACAATCCGAGACGCCCCATTCCCACGCGCACGCCCCTGAAGTTGATCCGTGCGCAGCCACCGATACGCTTTCCCCGTCTTCACCAGCCACGGATGGTCCGATGACACCACCATCTTCGTCCCGTCCATCATCGTTACTCGCGAACACGGCTTCGTGATCCGATCCGCGCCAGTCACCGTGGCCGTCTGATATCTCCGGCCCAACCGACTCGTCCCCGCGCGTTCGCGCCCATGCTCATCGAACCCCACCAGACAGTCGCCGACCCGGAGCATCCCAGCCGGCATCCATCGCAAGTCCGCTGTCAGCACTCGCGTGTCAGGAGCCACGCACTCGTACTCTGTCCCCACCACGAGATCAATCCCGTAGAGCGCGATCTCCTTGTACCCCTGGACGATCGCCCACGCGACGAGATGCGAAATCGTCGACGTGAAATAGTCGGTCCCAACCTCAATGCAACGCTCGATCGGGAACCGCACCGACATCGGCAAGTCGGGATGATGCTCGGTCATGAGCACCGGGATCTGCGCATCGCGGATCCAGCCGCGATGATCTGTGCCCTCGACGTTGAATTCCTCCCAATACGCATGCGTGTCGGCCCAGATGTCGGCCCGGGGGATGAGCCGATAAAGCTGATTGAGGCCTATGATCTCATAATCAGGATCGTCGAACGGAGCAACATCGCGACTTGATGTCGCATAGCCAACGATCGCGACCTTGTCGCGCCTCCGCTCGATCAGTCCGGCCTCGGCATCGAGAATTTGAGCGCCAGATCTGCACGGATGATCGAAGTCGACCGGCCCGCCAATACCGGCCGAAACCTTCGCAAAGTCTACGTTACTGCTCACGCGGCCCTCTCAGCGATTCGACGATTGCGTTGCGATTCACGCATCTTCACGCGAGTCGCCTCCGAGCATACCCTCCCGACTCTAGCCTCGATTAGCTTCGCCCGCATATCCGCGCGCGCCCATTGTCTCCGAGTTGCTTCGGCGATCTTCTTTCTGGCCTCCAATGAATGAGTCTTGCCGAGAAATGTGGCCGGTCTGCGGCGCGCAGCCAATGACATCTTCGCGCGCGCTTCGATCGATGGCGATCGACGCCTAAAGGCCGCCGCCGACATTCTTTTCTTTGTTTCATCCGAATGCTTGTGCCCCATCCTTGTCATCCATGCCCTGCGCAGGCTTTCACGATGCTTGAGAGACAAAGGCTTTCCCAAGAGAGCCCTAGCAATCTTCGCAGCGACTTCCGGCGTGCTCGATGGCGTATCCGCCCTAGCGCTCACGTTGAATCCATTCGCCTTCCGATGTGCGCAACAAGCATCGATATAATGCTGTTCGCGCACGAGACGCTCGTGTGGGCGGCACCGCTCTAATACAACGAATGCGAAGGCTTCAGCGCCGTACTTGATCCACGCTCTCTGAAGATGACGCGAATGATGACGTCCCTTAATGAGCGCGCGGCAGTGACTGCGCCACCTGTCAACGATGTTCGCGGAACTTCCAACGTAAACTCGTCCACTCGCTTCGTGGCGAATCGCATAAACACCACAAATGTCGAAGCGAACGCCCGCCTCGGGTAGAGCCGTGGGAAAATCTACGTTCGAGGACACGCGAGCTCCTTCTTCGTGCGGAGGTGTCGATGATCGAGCATGCGGTCGACCGGCGCGCCGCGTACCATGCAGTCGGCCGGTGCCACGTCGGGGGCGGCGGACGCCAACCGAGGCGTCCGCCGCATCTTCCGTCGATCGATCACGTGATCGATCTGCGAGCGCGAAGCCATCGCGCGCTCTAGCTGTCGACGAACACGCCGCGGTGGACCACGCCGATCCCGCCCGCGCCCGTGTCGGTCGTGCGCGGCGGCGTCTCGTCGGCCGCGCCGAAGATCAGGTCGCCGTAGGCCGCGACGACCGATCCGCCCGAACTGGAGGCCGCCACCTCAAAGATGCCGTCCAGCCGCAGATAGCGCCCGGCGCCGCTGATGTCGTACGGCGCATAGTAGTCGCCCTGAATCGCATCGGTCGCCGTCACCGTGTAGGCCCCCGATCCGCTCGTGCCCGTGCCCGTGCTCGTGGCGGTCGCCATGTAGCCCGGCGCCGTCTCAGGCGACGTGTCCGTATTACCGTAGACGAAGAGCGGCTGCAACGCCTTCTCGCGGTCCGTCGAGAACCGGTCAAAGTCGTCCGCGCACGTCGTCGACGAATGATAGAGCCACCCGCCGATCTTGGCGGCCTTCGTGTCTTCCGTCGAGGTGCCGATCTCGCCGACCGCCCCGACGTGCAGCAGCACGCTGTTGTAGCCCCGACCCAGGGCGAGTCGATCGAGGATCGTCCCGGTGGCGTGCAAGGCCGTCGACGTCGCGCCCTGGAGGCCGCCGCAGCTCGCGTCGTACTGGTCGTAGTCCAGCGCGTGCACGACGCGCAGACCGCCAACATCTCTCGTGATCATGGTGCTGTCTCCTTCAGCTTCAGCAAACTAGATGCTACCCGGCTTCCAGTCGACGCCCGTCAGGACGGCCGTCGCCAGATCGTGCCGCATGGCGAAGTCGTGCTCGGCGATCGCTCGCACAACCGTCTGGTCCTTTGAGAACGCCGCCTGCACGGCCGAGCCATCGTGATAGGCCGCCTCTGAGCTGGTATCGACCATGACGCCTTCGGCCTCGCCGATGATCGCCTGGCCAGCATCGAAGAAGTACAACTCCGACTCGTCGTTGTTGCCGGCCCCGGTCGCGTCGAGATTCGTCGGCACGCCAGTCGTGATCGCAAACGGATAGCCCCAGAGCGTCTTGTTCTGCACCATCTCGTCGCGATACATGAACCAGCTCGTGGCCGAGGCCTGGACGGTGACCAGGAAGGCGTAGACGCGCGGCGCCAGGATCCAGGCCGGCTTGATCATGGGCACGTCGGCACTCAGCAGCTTCTCGATCAATTTGCCCAGGTCGGTCGCCACGTTCTGGGCGTTCACGGTCGTGTTGGCCGCGATCCGATTCCCGCCCGGTGCCCACCAGTAGAGCCCCTTCGGCGACGCGTCGGATCCCTGGCCGCGGATGAACGCCCCGTCCTCCTTGACGGCCATCGCCGCCAGCAGATCGTTGCGCACGATCGCGTCGGCGCCGGGCGAGCTGTAGCGGAGCAGACTGTTCGAGATCGGCGTCAGGACCGCCAGCTTCTTGAACTTCAAGCTGATGTCGCCCGTCGAGAGCTGCGACTTCGCGATGTTGTCGCTCGACGTCTCGCCGATATAGCCGGCCGTCGCCCCCCCGGTCGCCTTCGGCAGCGTGATGTTGCCGACCGGCAGCGGCAGCGTCGTCACGCCCAGCTTCCGCATGACGGCCACCGACCGGAGTAGCTCAATGAAGTCGGTCGAGAACTGCGTCGGCACCAGCGTGCCGCCCGCCGTCGCATCGCCGGCCGTGAGCGCCTTCTGACGCGCCGCCACCCAGGCCTCGGCCAGGTCGGTGTCACCCCACGTCCGCAAAATACCCACGGCACCCTCGACGCCGGAGCCGTTCAGCTTCGCGGCCGCCACCGCCCGCACGCACCGCGCCAGGGCCAGCCCCTTCTCGCGCTCGGGCCGCGCCACGTATGGCGAGGCGGCGCTCGCGATCTTCGCGCCGTAGTCCGTCACCTGCTGGCGCAGCGGACCGACGGCCTTCTCGATGTTCTCCCGGATCAGGTCGGCCATCTCGCTGCCGAGCATGCCCCGGACCGTGGCGGATACGAACTCGGAGAGTTCGGGCCGCGTCATCGTCTTGGTCTCGGACATCGGATCTTCTCCTTCTCGTTAGTCGATACGCCCGCGCAGCGCGTTGAGCACCGCCACGGTTTCCTGCTGAATCACGATGCTCAACCACTCGCGCACCGCCGCAGCAATGGCATCGGCATCCACCGTCATGCGGGGCTCTTCGGGGATCTCGGCAAGGACGAGCACGATCTCATCGATCGGCGTGTCCTCCCTGGCCAACATCAACACGGCTGGCTCGGCCGGATCCTGTTCGACGTCATCGCGCGCCTCGCGCTCGATGGATGCGAGCACCTCGTCGAGCTGCTCGGAAATGTGCGTGGCCGAGTCACGCGCGTTGCGGACCCGTGCCTCGTTCGTCTTGCTGAGCACGCGGCCGATCTTTTCGATCGGCGCCAGCGTCCCCTCCGCCAACGGAACAATCGCCTCACGCCCGTGCAACACGACTTCCTGCCCAGTGCCGAAATGGCGCATCCCCTGATTCCGCAGCACGGCGGCCTCCTCGTCGAACCCGTAGTCCTCGAACAGATCGGCCAACTGCACCGCGTCGAGCGGCTCGTCGGCCTTCCGCTGTGCGCGGTCACGCGCCTTCACGAACGCTCGCCAGCCGATCGCGTCGCGCACGCTCGGCAAGGGCCGCTCGATGCCGAGCGCCGCGCATGCATCACGCATGGCCTCGACCTTGTCGTCGGTGACCAGCCGCGCAATCCGAAGCACGAACGCTACCTCGTCACAGGGCGCACAAGCGGCGACCTCGCCGCTCGCGGCTTCGAACGACCCGTCGTGACTCGCGCAGTGCGTCCGGGCCTCGCTCGCCGTCCAGGCATCCTTCGCATAGCGATACGCCTGCTCGCGCCAGCCGCCGCCATCGGTCGGATGGCCGTAGATCACGCTGTAGGTCTTGCCCTCATGTTCGCGCGTGCCGCGCCGGAACTGGTCGAACGTGCCCGGCTCTTCGAGCCTGCACGCATGCTCGTGGGGAAAAGGCTTTTCCACGTCGATCGACTCAGTGTCGACCGGCTCGGCGTCGGCCTGGTCCATGATCACACGGAGGAACCGCACCCCGCTCACATGAGACGGCGCCCGGTAGCGCGACCCGCTCGACTGCACGGCCGTGATGAGATCGCGCTGCTCTTGGAGCTTGGCCAGCGCGCGCGTCAGCGCCTCGCTCGGCCCGAGCGTGTCTTGGTCGGCGATGATCTCAGCGAACCGCGCCAGCTCACGGATGTGCGCGCCCGAGTAGCCGTCGGTCGCTTTGACGGCCCGTGCAACGTCGGCGCTGTCGAGCGTCGGCATCCAGGCGTGGATCATTCGCTCGCGCACGATCTTTGTCGGCAGGTCGAAGCGCAGCACATCGTGAAACCGACCCGGTCGATCGATGAGCGCCTTCGGCAGATGCTCGGGATAGTTCGTCGTCAGAATCGTCACGACGCCGCGATACTGGGCGATCCCGTCCATTTGGCTCTTGAGCAGATCGACCGTGTGGCCATCGAGCCAGTTGTCGACGTCCTCGACGAACAGAATCGTCGGCGCGCAGTCGCGCGCGGTGTCGAACGCCTCGGCCATACCGTTGAAGCCGCCGCCATAATAGAAGTCGCGCGCCGAGACCCAGACGAACGTGGCCTTGGCCTGGGCGAGCAGGATGCGCCCCAAGAGCGTCTTGCCCGTGCCCGGAGGGCCAACAAGCAGTAGACCGCGATTCTCCAGCTCGGCGCCGCGCTCGTTGATGAGCGTGAGTGTCCGTCGCGCCGCATCGGCGTTCTTCTCGTCGAGGAAGAGCGCGCCAAGATCAAGCTGACTGTCGCGCGGGAGGAACTCGCCCGACAGCGCGAACGCCTCGCCCTTCAGGAAGTTCAACTCGCGAGCGCGCGTCATGACGGCATCGACGAACGCGTTGCCGGCATCGACGTGGCCGCGCGCCACGTAGACGGTCGCCATCAGCCCGAACCAGCGCGGCTCGACGCGTACCGCCATCCGCGTCGATCGCCACGAAAGGAACCGCATCCCGTCGATGAGGAACTCCTGCGACCGCGTTGAGTTGAGTTGGATCGTGTCGTAGAGCGGCGGTGACTCTTGGCCGCGATAGTCCACGTTGCGCAGATCGTCGATCGTCGCCGCCTTCAGCTGCTCGTCGAGTGCTGTGAGCCACGCGCCCATCCGCGTCGAGTAGACCGGCTCCTGGCTCCACGAGAGCGCCTTGACGGCGCACCCGCAGTACTTGGCCGCGAGCGCCTGCTCGATCGATGACGGCGCCAGCTCGACCGACGTCACGTCGAAGGCTTCGGGCAGCGCCTTGTTCCACCGCGACGGCTCGTCGGACGACGCAGCGGCCTGGCACGCAGCACACATCACGCGGCCGCCCGTCCAGACACGCGGCATCGTGAGCGGGATCGCGCGACCACATGCGGCGCAGGTCGGCTCGCTCGTCGTCTCGCGCAGAACGCGGGAGGCCCAGTCCTTGAGCACCGCGACGTCGATCCCGGCGGCGCGGGCCGCGATGAGGGCCTCGGCGTTGGCCGGCACAGGCACGATTGAGTATTCCAACAGCTCGACCTTCTGGAAGTTCACCCCACCGCGGTCCTCGTCGTACGCCCACTCCAGCGGACGGAAGCCAATCGAGACGGCGCGCAGGAAACCGGCTCGGATCATCCGATAGACCTGATCGGCCATCGGATTCAACTCGGCCGATGCAAACTCGGTCGTTGCGATGATGCGCGTCGGCTCGGAAGCCAACTGCGTCGCACGCCCGATCGGCAGGCTGTGATAGTCGTGCGCGAAGAGCACGACGGGATTCTTCATGTAGGCGCTGGTGTCCACGCCGTCCGCCGCAACGACGTCGTGCTCACGGTCGGGCGAGGAGGTCGTGATGGTGAAACGGATCTGGCGATCGTCCGAATTGGGATCGGGCGGGGCGATCTCGGCGTCGAACTGCTTGTAGACGATCGGACGATCGGCCAACGGATCCGGACCGCCCGCAGCCATCGCCTTCCGCCAGCGACCGAACAGGTTCACGTCTCTCGTGCTCGGCATCGGCTTGTTCGCCTTCCAGGCCGGCCAAAAGAAAAAGCCGCCACCGTCGGGGCGGAAGCGCAATGCCTCAGTCCCGACGATGGCGGCTCTTATGGCTCGGCCGCAAAGCCTCGATTGTCCGTTCCGGCGTGCGCCCGGCCGAACCGGGCGTCAACAGCCGGATATTAACCTAATCTCAGGGAAAAGTCTAGGGATAGGGAAATCGATTAACGGTTAAACGTTGCGAGCGGCGCGGGCTTTGGTGGGTCCGGCGAGAGTTGGACTCGCATGCCTTGCGGCGCCGCGTCTTGAGCGCGGTGCGTCTGCCAGTTCCGCCACAGACCCAGCCTCATCTCTGTGCCATCGCGCTCTACCCAGCGATGAACGCACTCACTGCCTGCGGTGTCGCCAGGTCGAACCCAACCACGTCGAGCATGCCCGGATCGGCCGGGTCCGCGATCGAGAATCCCGTCGACGTCATCGCCGTCACGACCAGCTTTGCCTCCGGCTGATGCGTGCGCCGGTACGCGCGCAGTGCCTGCGACGGATGAATGTCGCCTGCCCAAGTTTCGTTGTCCGTGTAGAGGCAAAACGCATCGACGTTCAGGCCGCGTTCCTGCGCGTAGATCATCGGCAGCGCGCAGTCGGTCCCGCCGAACGGGATACGGCCCATCGCCTCGACCACATCATCGAGGCGCTGCTGCGGCGAGATGGCCAGCTCGGTCAGCCCGCTCATGTAGCCAGCCCACGGGCTCGGATGCCGGCCGGTGTTCGAGAAGGCGACGAGCGCGTGCTGCGGCTCGACGCGCGCCGTCACGAGCGCCAGTGCAGCAACGGCCTCGCGACACGTCAGCCCAGTGCCGGCAATCGGCGACTGCATCGATCCGCTGACGTCGAGCGCAAGGAGCAGGCGCTTGTTCGTCGGCGCGACGTTCCCGAACGCGTCGTAAAAGGCGCTGTCGAGCGCATCGAGGATCGCCGCGACCGGCGACCACGTGAGCGCGCCCTTGTCACCGTGGCCCGCACGATAGACCTGCAGCGCGTTGAGCAAGACGAGCGGATGCACGCGACTCGCACGCAGGCGCACACCATCGGCGAGATACGCGCACGCGATCCGCGTCCCGTCACTGAGCGGCGCGAGCAGTCCGACGGCCGTCATCTTCCCCAAGTTCCGCACGAGCGCCGTCAGCGGCATCTGTGACAGCAGTGCCGCCCACACGTCCGGATCGTTCAGCGCCGCGCTCGGCACCATCTCACGCGTCAACCCAGCTTCCAAGATCAGATGGATCAACCGCTTCCGATCGGCCGTCTTGGCTTCCTCGAACGCCGCGATGATGGCTGGCAGCGGCGCGACCGCCGGTCCGTAGCGAAACGTCTTGTCGGCCGCGTTGCGCCGCACGACGGTGCGCTCGACGGTTGGCGATGCACCGATGGCCCAACGGATCGCGCTCTGATGATCCGGCCCGAAGGACGCATGCGCGAGCCGCAGCGCATCGCGGTTCGCCCAGCCGTTCCGCGACTGGTACTTGACCAGTTCGTAGGCCAGCTGGTCGGCGTTCCACCGTGCATACCAGTCGCCGATCGCCCGCCGAACCGATCGCCCGAAGCCACCGCTGAGCATCTTGTAGAACGTCAAGAACGCAAACAGGTGCGTCGGAATCCGGCAGACGCGCGGCAGCGCCACGAGAGCCAGTGACCGCGCCCCGCCGAGCGTCGCCGCGAGCGCGAGCGCGAAAATGGCCGGCTCGTTCTTCGGCGCACGCCCGGCCTCGGACACGGCGGCGACCGTCTCGACGAGTCGCGCCGGATCGTCCTTTGCGCACGCCACGATGGCCTCAGCGTTCTCACGCGTCAGCGGCTGCTCCTGGACGTAATACGTTCCCCCTTGGGTGCCGATGATGAGAAATCTTGCAAGTTGCGCCCACTTGTCGATGGCGTAGACGAAGCCGCCCGCGTTGTTCTCGACCTGCACCTCGCCGGGAATCGGCTCGGACTGCGGCGTCCGTCGCGTCGAGAAGCCGCCGTACGTCTTGACCGCGTCACTCATGATTGCCTCGTTCTCTTCCTTGAGCCTTGAGCGAGAAGTCCCGGATAAGGATCGCCGGCGGGATCGCTTAGCATAGTTAACCCACCGACATCGACCCGGGAAAAACGACGAAAGCGGCGCGAATAAAGTAGCGCGGATAAGGGATTGGTTCGTCGGTTTTTCGCGCTCTACCAACTGAGCTACGTCGACCCGAGAGCCGGCGGCGGGACTCGAACCCGCGACCTCGACCTTAGAAGGGTAACGACGATCCGATCGACCCGCGCAGCCCTATTATAATACGAAGCGGCCCGGCCCGTCTACCCCATCGACCCGTCAAGCGCAATCGCCCGACGGCCTGGCCGGAGATCTGCCGGCTCCGGCGACTCCGTCGCCTCTTCGACGACGAACGGCCCCGTGCCGATGCAGCTCATCTCGGCCGTCGCCAGCGCGTCGATGGGCGACGACAACACTAACCGCTCAATGAGCACCTCACCCCTCACGCGACGCCCGTTGATGATCTCATCGAACGCGACGGGCTCGCCGACGGGCGGCAACCCCTGCGTAGAATCATAGACCGCGACGAGATCGATGCGCACGGTGCGCAACCCGTTTATGTAAGTCCTTGTCGACGAAGCAGCCGTCGTCACCTCGATCTGGTCGACTTCGACGCGCACCGACGCGCTCAGGATCTCACCAAACCACGAACCGGCTCACGCACGGATCGGATCGCCACACTGACGCCGCGCACCGACGACGTCGGCCAACGCCGCCATCGCTTCCGCCACGTCGACCGATCCAATAGCCAGCGCCCGGCTGGCTGGCCGCACGATCATCTTCGACGCCATCAGTGCTTCGCCTTACTGGTCGACATCTGCGCGAGCGCGCGCGAGGCACCGTCTGCGTGGGCCTGACTCATCAACTGCGCACCCTTCAGCATCGCATGGGCGGCCTTCGCTACCGACATGTCTAGGATCGCGGCCAACGCCTCGGCCGCCTCGACGAAGTTGACGAGCGCCTCGATGGCCTTGTCGTCCATCGGCGCGACGTTCGCGCTCTCGCTGCTCATGTTGGCCTCCCCGGAAAATCGGGACGACGCCGACCGACAAGGCGTTGCTCCTCGACATGGACGGCGCGGATCATCTGCGGGCCATCCTGGAGCCGAACCGAGACCGTGATCGACACGAGATCGGGCTCGTCGTCGATCAGCGTTCGGCGACGGCGCAACTCGCCAAGAATCGCCCGACAGATCGCTTCGGTCCTTGTCTCCACCATGTCGCTCAGTGCTGACACGCCGACGCACCGGGCGCGGCGAGCGTCTCTATGGTCTCGTCCGACAACGCCCCAATCTCGATTACGCGCTGAATGTCCGCAGCGTGGATCGATCGACTGGTCACCTTCACATCATTCGCCACGATCGGCACCCTCCTTCAGATCGCCTGCGGGAGATCGTCCCACCGTTCGCAGTACCGTTCGACCCACCGGCGTTCCTTCCAGTATTCATGGCCATATCTGTAGGGATGCACGAGCGTGAACGGATCATCTGGTGAGACGCGCGTCCCGCCGAACATCTCATCCCGTCCGTCATACGGCGTGCGGACCGGCGGCGCCAGCACGACCCTCATGCCGCGACCCTCGGCATATCCAAGCCAGTAGGTCACGCAGCTCGACTCCAACGTCGCCTCGCGCTTCGTCCCGAGCAGCAGCTCCAAGCCGTAGACGTGCAACTCCTCGAAGCCCTCATCGATCGCCTGCGCAATCTGCATTGCGAACGTGCACGCGAAGTAGTCGCGATAGCGCGCGGCGAACTCCTCGACCGGCCACACGATCGCACGCGGATTCTCCGGCGCGGGCTCAGTCGTGTAGATCGGCACCGGGCACGTTCGGATCCATTCCAAGTCGTTGGCGTCCTGGATGACGAGCCCCGCGTCAAGCCCGTCACGATCGGGCCGAATCTGATGCTGCTCCCACCAGCGACTCGCCGCGATCCCATCCTGCAAGTCACGCGCGAGGTTGTAGAAATTGTTCAGCGCCCAGCACTCAAAGGCTGGATCGTCCCATGGCATCTGTCGCGCGCCTGGCGATCCGCAGATGGCGACCTTCCGCCGACGCGGACTCGTCGGCACGAGCACGCCGTCGATGACGTCGAATGTCGCACGATGGGGCGAGAGCACGTAGGGTCGGATCGGTGGTGATGGCAATGGCTTTTTCGATTCAAATCGTGCCCATCAGTTGGATAGCCCGCTTCGGCTTCGTCTCACTCGTCATCGATATGACGGCGCGGAAACCCCCGCCTTCAGGCGCTGGCCGTTGACAAAGGCGGTGCCAAAGTCGATGCAGCCACGCCATCATGGCAGCCGCAGCTCCTTACCTTCGGCGGCCGATGCCATCAGCTCGACCTCGTCGTCACGCGTGTAGCGCACGAAGAGCCGGCAGCGCTGACCTCCGAACGCGGTCGGCTGGACGCCGAGCGCGCCACGTTCGACCAGTAGCGAGAGCGCGCCGTTCTTCTGCACAGCCTGGACGCGCACCGTCGCATCAACCGACTGTGCCTCGCCGCTCTCTGGACCGAAACGCGCCGTCAAGATGCGGAGTCCTTCGGTTGCCTCGGACTCGATGTGCGCCGTCGCTCGCTTGGCCATGCGGTGCTCTCCTCTTGCCATGTTTACCCTCCCTTGTCGCGATTACCTTTGGTGGAGGCCACGGACTCGAACCGCTTGCGGCTCCCGGACATGTGCTGCGGCGTAGCCGAACCCCCGAATTCTTCCCTCAGTCCTGCAATGCCAATCCCTCATCCGAGCAGCATTGACATCATTCCGCCCTCACAAGCGAAGTTGCGCATCTGCATCCTGGATGACGGGTCGGCTGCCTCCACCCATCGGGGAAGGCGCCATCAATCGCCACCGGATCGGCCTCGCCGAGGGCCTCGCAGAACTGGCAGATGTCCGGCAAGCCGTAGGCCGGCACCCACTTCTTCCGCAGCTTGGTCTTGTCGAGCAGATTGCGTTCCGCAGCCAGATCCCACAGCCGCTGCTGCCCCTGGCTGGCGGCCCCCGCCAGCTCCGTTCGCGCAATCATCGCCGCGCGCAGCCGGCGCTGCGCCTCTGTATAGCGCCCGACCCGCGCAAAGAACGCCGGATCCGACAGCGGCACGTCGGCCGCCTGAAGCCGATGCGCATACGCCAGCACGGCCGAGGACTGCCGCGCCGTCAGCCCGATCGATCCCCGCACGACGCGCGCCAGCTTCGTCGCGGACCAGCCCTCCTGTAATCCCTGGATGACAGCGGCGCGCACGCCCTCAATGCTCGCCGGATTGATCTGTGCCCGGATCAGCTCAGCCGCGTGGGCCGCCGCCCAGGCGACGGCCTCGGGATTCGCGACGTTGAAGATCGGATGCGGTGCCTTCGTCGGTAGTCCGATCGCCTCGGCCCCGAGCTTCGCGCCGACGAGCCACACCTCGGCCAACCACGTCGCGGCATCATCGATCGCGTCGGCCTGCCACGCTTGAAACGGCACGAGCGCAACGACGTGCTCGAGGACGACGTCCGGATCGATCGTCGTCGCGAAAACCGTCGTCACCTCGTCGAGCGGCGTGCCCTCCGAGAGTTGCTGCAAGCGCGAGGCGACGCTACGCCGGACGGCCGGTTCTCGGCGCGCCACCCGCCGTGACAGCTCGGGCAAATCCTCGATGTCATCGAGCAGCGCTCGGGCCGCCCACGTCTCACCCTCCTCGTCGCCGGCTTCTCGACACACCGCCAGGACCGATGCCCACTCCACTGTCACATCGGATGTCGTGCGGGTCATGGCCGTCGAAAAAGGTGACGGCGGAAGCGCGGGAACCGTCCGGCCCACAATGGCCTCTACCTCGCGACGCACCGGCTCGCGCCCAGCCGGCATCGAGAGCAACTGCGGCATCGGGGCGCTCGCTAGATCGGCCACCGCCACAGACGTCGATGGCAACACGTGCACTTGTCCGCGCCCATCGGGCAGCGGCTCGAGCCCCTGCATCTTCCGCCAGTCATCCACCAGCGGCGCCCACGGGGCCGCCTTCGCGGCCTCTAGATGCGCGACCTTGTCCTCCTCGATCGTCGAGGCGAACGAGAGCACGAGCCGGTCGTCGTACTCCGGCACGATCCGCTCTTGGATGTGGGCGCGGAAGAACTCGCGACGAGGCTCGATGAGGTGCTTCTCGAAAATGTACTCCCCGGTATCGATGGTCGCGCGCGCCGAGCCTGGCGCGATGATCCCCATCATCTCGGGCGGCATGCCGAAGGTCTGCCGGATCGTGTCGCGCTCGTGCTGACGGAGCGGCACCAAGTCCAACTCCTTAAACGACTGCGACAACTCGTGGATGCCGATCTTCCGCGACGCGAAATAGGGCAACGCCGCGCGCCAGAACCCGCCATGCTGCGCGCGCCACCGCTCAGCAAGCCGCTGCACCGCCGCATCGCTGATGACGCCGGCAGCGTCCCTCGTCTCCTCAGGCCAGATGATCAGGTCTGGACGCGCCCGATTGATGAATGTCATGCGCGTGTTGCCACTCAGCATCACGTGCCCATTCCGACGGCTGAAAAACAGCTCATTGGGGACCGTCACGCACCAGACGACACCGTCGTAATCCACGACGTCCACCCACGAGACACCGACCTTCTTTATCGCGCCCGTACTGTCCGAACGCGTGCCTCTTGTGAGAGCGTGCGCGTGGAGTAGCCGCGATACGCTGTCAGTCCGGATGTGCAAGAAGTATTCGCCGTGCGCCGAAGAAACGTAAGTCGACCAACCGACTTGCACACAAAGACGCTGAACGTCGTCAATCAATCCCTTGCTGTGGCTGTAGTAAGCACTCGGCTCGCCATCTTTCGTCCGAGAGCCATCCCCATTGATTAGCGTCCTGAGCAGTTCCCGCTGCGCGGTAACGGGCCACTCGTAGACTTCTACTGGCAACCGCTTGTTGGCCGCGCCGTCACCGACGTGAATACCCATCCACTCACACAGGCCATGATGTGTCACCGTCCATTGATAGGCTGGCTTCCAATGCGCCTTCTCGCGCACCGGAACATACCGCTCGCGGACCCACTCAGGCGGGAAGATGCTCAGAGCTCGCCGGATATCGGCGACGTACTTGCCTTCACTCTGCCCCACCCCAATTGCTCGACGATTGCGACTACCCTCGCTGACGTAATAGCCGAGGAAGGCGGCAAAAGCATGCACCTCGTAGGTGAGCGGCTCGTCGACGCCGAACTTTGGTGCACGGCCGCCACCACGTGACCCAGGCTTCCGCTTCGTCACCCGCGCCACAGCCGGCATGTCGACCATCGTCCGCGCGCCGCCATACCAACCCGTATCGCGCCAACGGAATGCACGGCCAGGCGTCGCGCTTACCTGCTGACTCTCGACTAATTCCCACGGCCGGTACCCCGGCTTGTTACAATCTTTCCGTTCCACCCAAAGGCGGTGCGTCGGTGTTACGCATGCATCGACGCGCTGGCCGTGCCAATGATGCATCTCGCCAACATGCCTCGCCCGCGTGATGTGTAGCGGATGATGGTACTCAATGCACTCGATTGTCGGGTTCCAGGTGGCGACCTCGTCGGTGTCGAGCAAGTCGAGACCGTTCACCCAACCTCGGCGCGTTAGGCATTCCGTCTGATCGTCGTGACAGTGCCGGGCCGCAAATTCATCCGTCTCCAGCTCGTCGGCCAGCGTGCGCGCCAGGCCCGACCCGCGCGAGTAGGGATTCGCCGGATCAGGATCGACAATCCACAGAATCTCTGTATCGGGAATCTCCTCCTGCCATCCGCCGTAGGCCACGCGGAACGATCGACGCTTCGGCGTCGGCGTCTCAGCGATCCAATTCGGCGGCAGCGGCCAGAACGCGATCGGCGCGCCGAGCCCGTTGCGCTCCTTGATCCAGAATGTCTCGCCCACGAGATCGACGTGGACGGACGAGATGCGTAACAGCGATGGCCCCACCATGAACGCGTTCGCGCTCGCCAGCGCGTCGAGCAGCAGGTGCGACTCGATCGGCTTCAGCTTTTCTTCGGCCGTCGCGCGGAGGATCAAGTCGCGCCGCTCGCGACCATAGGCGCGCTGAATGATCCGCGCTCGTCGGCCGCCGCGAGGCGGTGCATACAGCTGCCACTGCGTCGACGCGACACTGTGGCTGATTTTCTGCGCGACGGCACGCAGCCACGGCATCGATGAGTACCCTTCCAGGATCTCCCGCGTACCGCGCTCGGGTGCCGCGCCTGACGCGCCGGGATAGACGCCCGAGAGTAGGTGGAACGCCTGCGAGGCCGACGGCTCCGAGAAGAGGCCGATGGCGGCCTTGGCTGCAATCAGCAGCCGCGTGCCGAACGATCCCTGTGGCATCGTGTTTCTCCAGATCCTTAGACGAACGACGCGCCAAGCGCATCCGCCGCCCAGAACACCAGCAACGCCGGCACCATCAGGATGACGGCGAGCCCCGCCACACTAAGCACTATGATGAGCGCCGCAACGACGACGAGCAGGGCACCGCCGAGCGCCAAGACGATCGCGCACGCGGCCGGTACAAGAATCGCGATCATCAACCCGAGGCCAACGGCGTAGATCAGATAGCCAAGCGTTCGCCTAATCATGCGCGTCTCTTTGGCGTGACGTCATCCCACAACCCCCCTTCAGTTCCTTATGGCGGCCCGTCCTGTGGGAACCACCCGACGCCGCGCTGCGTGCGCGTCCGATACTCCAACCGTGCCGAGGCTTCAGCCAGCCGGCGCCGCTCCTCGTCAGCGGCCGCGTCCGCATCCTCCGGTTCGATCCCCACCGGCGACGCGATCGACAGACGATCGAGCAGGCGCCCGCGCAGGTCTAACCGACTCCACCGCTCACGCCACGTGCCCCTCATCGGGATTCTCCAGGCCGGAAACCCCGGCGTTCAGGCCGGGGAGGAGCGCCGTCTTGCTTCGCGTAGCTTACAAGCGTATACTGCGCCTTGTGAAAGTGCGTTATCGATTCCGGTGCTACCCGACCGACGTTCAGCGCGAGCACCTTGCACGCGTGTTCGGGTCTTGCCGCTACGTTTGGAACTGGGCGCTCAGGATGCGCACTGACGCCTACTTCAACGACGGCGAATCGGTCGGCTACGTCGAGTCGAGCGCGCGGCTGACCATGCTGAAACATCAACCCGAGCATGCCTGGCTGAACGAGACCAGTTCGGTTCCACCCCAGCAGGCGCTCCGGCATTTGCAGACGGCCTTCGTCAACTTCTTCGAGAAACGATCGGCCTATCCGAGATTCAAACGGAAGGACGGAAAGCAGGCTGCCGAATACACCCGATCCGCATTCAAGTGGGACGAGGCCAATCTGGACTTCGCCGGGCTCGGCCGTCTGAAGGTCCGATGGTCGCGGCAGTTCGCGAGCGCGCCCACCACCGTCACCCTGACCCTCGATCCGGCAGGGCGCTACCACGCAACACTCGTTCTCGACGAGACTCCGACAAAGCTCCCGGCCGTCCATCGGGCCATCGGGATCGACTTCGGCGTTTCGACTCTTGCGACTCTTTCGACCGGAGAGAAGATCGACAACCCGCTCCACCTGGATCAGGCCGAGAAGCGTCTCGCCAAGGCACAACGGGGCTTCTGCCGAAAGAAGAAGGGGAGCAACCGGAGAGCCGCTCAGAAGCTCCGGGTGGCGCGACTTCACGCCCGTGTGGCCGATGCCCGATGCGACTTCCTGCAGAAGCTGACCACCGATCTCGTCCGTCGGTTCGACGTAATCGCCATCGAGGATCTGAACGTACGTGGCATGACCAAGAACCACAGTCTTGCTCGCGCGATCTCGGATGCCTCGTTTGGAATGTTCCGCAGGATGCTCGAATACAAGTGCGAGTGGTACGGCCGGGAGCTTCGGCTCATTGACCGCTTTTACCCGTCGAGCAAGCGCTGTTCGGCCTGCGGATACGTACTCGCCGAGTTGGCTCTCGGCTGCCGCACTTGGGATTGCCCCGAATGCGGCGCACATAATGACCGCGACGAGAACGCGGCCAAGAACATACTCGCGGCGGGACACGCCGTGACAGCACGTGGAGGGCGTGTAAGACCCAAGCGGATTCAGTCCCGCAAGGGCAATGCCCGTCGAAGCGCGAACCAGCTTGAGGAGGTTGCTTAGCATGGCGTCTTTCTCAGGAATCCCCGCCCTTCAGGGCGGGGAGGATGTCAAGTCTGCGCCTCCCCGCGATAGGCCGCGAGCGCACGCTCATACGCCTCGCGGTAAACGGGATCGTCGGGATTGATGACCGACTCGCCGGTCGTGATGTCGAGGTCGACACCGCCCGAATCCGTCAAGACATTCAGTGCTTGCGAGGCCGCATCGATCTGATCCTTGAGCGCCCCAGCCGGAAACGTCGAGATCTCATCCAGAAAATCCCGAGCCGTCGCCGCGTCCTCAGCATTCGGCGTGCCGTCGGATTCGAGCCGGACGAGCAACGCGACGTTTCCGCCCTCGGCCTGCGATCGCAGCGGTCGCGCGCGCGTCACCTTGTTATCGGATGGCGACAAGCCGCGATACGCATAGCCGGCGAGTAATCGTCGATGCGCGTTGATGACGGCCTTCCCGCTCGATCCGGGTTCCTGCTCCTCGGTGATCGTCACGCCCACACCGTCGAGCTGCGCCGTCTGGAGCATCTCCCGATCGACGCGCGCATCCCCCCACCGGCCTTTAACGATGCTCGTGATGACGAACAGTCCGTCACGCTCGCGTTCCATGCGAAGCCCAACCGTCCGTGGTCCACTCCCCCCTTCCGTACCAGCGACGTCCCACGATCGAATGCGCGCAACGACGTGGGATGGCGGATCGTGAACGACACGGAACCAATCTCGATGAAACATCAGGCCAGCCAGCGGTGCCGGGCGCTGTTGAAACTGTCCGCTTTCACCCCACGAACCCAGTTCGTTTTGAATCGTCGCTTCGACCTTCTCCGCTGTCCACTCTTCGGGCCAGAGCAGCTCGCCCGGCTCAGTGCGCGGATCTTGGAATCCGATGGGCGTCATCTTCATCCGCGGCCGCAATTCATGGCGGCCTGCGCCGAGATCGATGAACGTGGGTGGCTCATACTTCATCGGCAAGCAGAGATGCACCCACGCGGGATCGTTCTTGCTGAGAACGTACGCACTGAGATCCTTCTCGCTGATCCGCTGCATCAACAAGATCGTCGCAGCATCGAGCGTCACACCGCGCGGGCCGAGACCGTAATCCCAGAATTCGGTCGCCTGCTTGACCTCTGCATCAGAGAGCACCTGCCTGCGTGTATTATGCGGGTCGTCGACAATTTTGACGTGCATGTGCTCACCGACGATTCGGCCACCGATCGACGTCGCGATCCGCCAGCCGCCGGCTGTCGTGTTGAAGCGCGTCTTCTCGTTCTGCTCGGCGCTCAACTGGACGGCTGGCCAGCGCGTAGAATACCATTCAGACTGGATCAACAACCGCGTCCGGAGGTTGTCACGCGTCGCGAGCGTCTGATCGAAACTCGCGCAAAGAAACTTGAGCCATGGTCGGCGCGCCCACGCCCACGATGGATAGAACACACTCACCGTTAGCGACTTTGACGTCGCCGGCGGCACGTTGATGAGCAACTTCCGGATCTGGCCGGCATCGACCGCACCCAGATGGTCCGCGAGCGCGCCGATGTGCCAGTTATCCTTGTATGGCTGATGCGGTTCGACGGAGGACCATCCGCGTCGAATGAACTCGTGCAGGTTGCGCTCGACGGCCCGCGTCTCGGCCTCGTCGAGCAGACCATGCAACTCGCGGCGGGCCTCCACCCCATCATCGTCGATGGCGCGAGCAGTCACGCCCATGTCATGGCCTGTCTCGCATCCTCCAACCCTCGGCACAGAGACTCACACCGATAAACATCAGCGTTAAGCCCATCATTGCTGCCACGATACCGTCGGTCTCAACCGCAAGCGCGGCAAGCACAAGCCCGATGACAACGAGCGCAGCGCCGGTCCCTATTTTACCCGATCTCGTAGCGGGTTCCCAAGTCTTCATACGCGCGCTGCGTGACGGCTTTCCTGGCGTAGCGCATCGACGATGACCTCTAGGCACTCTCCCGACGCGAAGAGCATTACTTGCACGATCGGTATGGCAGCGCAGGAGGGGAAGACCGGCCCTCACAAACGGCGCGCTCGGCCCAGGCGCGTTTGCTCGCGGCGAACATCCGAGCGCGCACCTCGGGAGAATGTCGCTGCCCTCGTTTCATGGCTCACCTCTGTCATCGCGCACGCGACCCCAACCTCGCGTAACTTATGCCGTCGCCCTTGCGTCCCATTTAGCTTGCGAACTGGCTTCTTATATCACACGGTTCGGGATTGCATCATCAGTTTGGGTGTATGAAAAGGAGCCCACTACTCCGGGTTACTCCCCCCTCGTCAGCCGATAGATACGGTTGTCAGCTTCAACGATGCGCCTAGCGATCCATTCCGCTACGTTCACCGTAACCGCATTACCGAGTTGTCGATACCGTGGGGAGTCGGGACACGCGCAAAAACTCGATCCCCTATGCCCTTCGCCGCAAAGACATGTCCAGCCGTCTGGAAAGCCCTGTAGGCGCTCGCATTCAAGTGGGGTCAGCCGACGTATTCCACCCGGATATGTCGTGTTGTGGCCTTGTCCTGTGCCTCCAGGGTCCGCTCTGAGTGCAAAAGCGACCAGCGGATCGAAGGCAACTAGGTTTTCGTCGTCCTCGCCGCCGCGTCCGGGTGTGTTGACGCCAGTGCCGTGAGAGCGGCCTCTAAGTGTGGCGGCAACACGCGCCCGCGCTTCGCCGCTCTCCTGAGAATCCCTGTCGCCGCCCTTGGGCTCAAAAAGAACCGTTTCGGCACCATCGCCCAGTCTTCGAGCACGGAGGACAATGAACACTCGGCGCCGACATTGGGCGACTCCGAAATATCGGCTGTCCAGAATCCGGTAGCTGCGTCGAAACCCGCACTCGGCCAATGCCGCAAGGACGGCGTGAAAATCTCGCCCTCCGTGGATAGAAAGGAGCCTTGGAACATTTTCAATCACCATCCAACGCGGCTGAAGTTCTTTCGCAATTCTGACCATCTGAAAGAACAAACAGCTCCGCTCCCCGTTCAGTCCTCCACCTTTTCCGGCAATGCTCACGTCTTGGCACGGAAACCCGCCGCAGATTACGTCAACTGGCTCGAGGTTCGCCGCGCCAATAGTTCGCACATCGCCGTACATCTGCGCTGTCGGGAACCGGGCTGAGAGCACGGCTTGCGCCTTAATGTCCTGTTCTGCCTGCCACCGCACATCGAACCCAGCGCGCTCGAAACCAAGGTCAAACCCCCCGATACCGGCGAACAGCGACCCGACCGTCATTCGCCCCTCGTCAGCCGATAAGCACTGGTCCGCCGCTGGCCGGCGGGCGTCTCAACCGTGCCCTGCTTGTTCTCCAGCCGGTACCCGCACGGCTCAAGCGCGAGCCGGCACTCGACGACGCGACTGCGCCAGCCGCCCGGGCCGGCGATGTCGGCCAACTCCTGCATGGAGTGCCATTGGCCGAGGCTGACGAGCAGCCGTCTAGCCACGTCACGCGTGAGCGGCTTCAGGGTCGCCACGACGCGCGACTCGGATTCCTCCCACGGCAGCGACGGCCCCCGTTCCATGTCGAGCATCACATCGCCGCGTGTGTCCCAGTGGCTCATGCGTCGTCCTTTAGGAGCGCCTGGACGGCCGTGCCTCAGCGGTCCTGGGCGACGTTTCCGGGGCCGTGCATCTCGGGCACGGAGCGTCGCCATTATTGATCCACGGATCGTCATCCTCGTCCGCGTCCACCGACACCCAGCCAGGGCACCCGCAGATCAATGGCTGGCCGTCGAAGAACCCGCCTTCGCCGTCTGATGCCGCGCCCTCGTCTCCACAGCACGGGCATTCCAGATACGTCAGCCCGCCTGTACTCATCACGCCCCGCCTTGCTCGCGCTCGGTGCGTTTCGGCCACAGCCAACGGTCGTGTGGAGCCCTCCACCCGCCGTGCTGACCCCGCCCGCAGGTGACACACACATGATGCCCACAGCCTCGGCAGAGATGGCCGTCAGTCCACCGCAACCGACGGTGGCAGCACCAACAGAGCGGTCGGCACTTACTCATTTCACGTTCCTCTCACGTTGCGAGCGGCGCGGGCCAAACCTCTGCAAGGCTCTTTCGGCTTGGCTGCGTGAGCGCCTAAATGCTCACCTGGTCAAACGCGGCACACCGCCTGTCCTTGCCCCAACCCCGTGTGCAGGTATCCGCGCCGCCGCAACCTCATCGGGCACCAGCCCCGCTTCGCCACATCCCCACGCGGGGGCGCGGGGTCCCAGCAACTCGGCCGGAACTGATGCCCATCTCGTGACGACTCCGCACGGCTCAAGCCGGCGGCTTCTCAGGCCACGCGCCGTTGACGAGAGACACTCGAGCACCACAGAGCGGACAGGCACTCGCGCGAATCTTGGACGGCTTGCTCATTCCCCATCCTCCTCGGGATCATCGGCGGCCTCGACCGGCGGCAGCGCTGCGGGCGGCCGCTTCACCGGCTCGCCACCGTTGTCGCTCGGCGCGACATCAATCACCGGCAGCTTCAGCCCGAGCCGCTGGGTCAGCTCGGCGAGCCGCTGTGCCAGAGCCTCATCGGTGCTGTACGCCTCACGATAGGGCCGCATCCCATCAGGCGTCACGGGCGCGATCTTCGTTGGGGCGTCCGTCCCGAGCAGCATCGATAGCCGCTTACTGCTCCGCGTGAGCGCATCGCGGGCCGCGACCTGCAACGCTGCGACACGCACAGGATCGGGCGGAATCTGAACGACACGACGTTGCTTTCCCCTCCCAACAACCCGAATCTGCCCGTCGATCTGCCCATACAAGATCGGGAGAAGCTGTCGATCGTCTGCTTCAATCCGCGCCACCATAACTGGCAGCCATTCGCCCACGTCGGCCATCATTTGCTGCCGATACTCGGCAGCGCCCTTCCAAATATCAAGACACACCGTCTTCGGTGCCACGCCGACGATCTTTGCAATCTGCACATGCGTCCGCCGCTCCCGCGCGAACAACTGCCAGACACGCTGTCGGCGCTCTATCATCTCGGCCTGCTTCGTCGCCTCTAGATGGCCTTCGTTTGCCGTCATTCCCCTTGGCGTCATCGGTCCCGGAGCCGCGCCACGCGGCTTACCGGGGCCATTATTCCCGGGCTTGCGCCCCGGCTTCCGCCGAAGCTCGGGCGGCTTGGCTCGCGAGCGCCTCGGTTTCTTGATGGTCGGCGGCCGACGGTGGGGTGGCTTGGCACGGGTCATCTTTGGTGCTCTCACGAACTTTGGCTCGCTAGCGCCTCTCGGTCCCGCATGTCGCACATACCCATCGATCGCCCGACCTCTGGTGATGCACGGTATGGCGCAGCAGACGCAACGCCGCCCAAAGCTTCTCATCGCCTCTAGGTCCCTGCTCGCCCCCGTACACGTCGAGAGCGGCAACCCGCTGCACGAGGGCCGGAAAGTCCGGGTTGCAGAGACCTTCACACATCAGCCACCGCATACGGTCAACCTCCCCGATTAACGGTTAATCGACGGCCTTTAGTTGCCGAATCTCCGCGCACAGCCGCAGCGCCTCGATCCCGTCAGCTAACGTCGCCGCCCGACTGCGGTGCTCGGGAGCCGCCTGCGCGGCAAAGAACTCCGACAGCGCATCGAGATACATCGCCTCACCCAGTGCCTCCGGTCGATCGAAGTGCGCGCGGCCCTTGAAGTGCTCACCCTCAATCCGCCATTCCCGGGCATATGGCGCACGCCAGTCAATGTCCACGCCGACCGAACCAAAGCCAAGCACGACACGGTGCTCGCGCACGTCGGCCGATGTCAAGTCGCTCGCACCGAACCACCGCGCCAGATCGATCTCATGCGAGCATTCCAACAGCGGATCGGCGTAGGTCGCGCGCAGCCCGCGCCACTGTCGCGGATCGCACGCCAGCGAGAACGACGCGCCGCGAACGCGATTCCCGACGGCACCGAGTCTCAGCGCCATGGCCTGATCCTGGAAGCGCAGTTGATAGCCGACATAGACCACGGATGGCAGCGGTCTGGTCGCGAGCGCCTCCCACTCGGCCAGCTGCTCGATTATACCGAGCGGCTTCTCGATGTAGACTGGGATCCCCCGACGCACCGCTTCGCGCGCGTCGTCGAGATGCACCGCGGCCGGCGTTGCGATCACGGCCGCGTCCGGGTGACAAGCCCACGGACGGCCATCGCCTGTCGGAATCCTCTCGCACGACAGTGCGATCGCTGCGCGCGTGGACGCGGCCTCATCCACGTCAAAGACGATCGCCTCGTGACCGAGCAGCTTAGCGTTCGCCGCATGCCGCCGACCCGCGCTTCCACATCCGAGGATGAGCACTCGCATCAGAGATGCTCCCGCGTTCCAGGCGTGTGGCGCCAGACATAGATCAGCCACACGCCGTCCGCACGATCGCACACGTAGCCGGCCGCCTCAAACGCCCGAATCGATGGTGCATTCAGGCGATGAATGCGCGCCCAGATACCCGGAGTGCGTCGGCCTGGGCTCAACACCGCGACTTGATTCAGTGCCCTCCGCCCAATGTGACGACCGCGCGTCGCAGGATCGAGCACGATCGAGACCCAGAGATCGCCGCCGTCATCATCGAAACGCACGATGCCGACCGGACGCTTCACGCAAGGCAGACCCGGTAAGACCGAATAGTCATCAACCGGTCCCTCCTCCTCCTCAATGACGAACGCCCCGCCACCGTCGATCTGACGCGCGAACCAGTGGAGATGTTCTTCCCACGGTAGATCGAGACGCGGCGTGTTCGTGAACCGCTGCGTTTCTATGTCGGTCCACAGCCGCCAGAAGAGCACCGCATCGGCGTCAGTCGCGGGCCGAATGGTCACCGTCGAATCCTGCTCGTTCATCGCGTCATCTCCTTCAAGCTCTCGGCGGCCGCCTCTATGACGCGCTCGATGGTCGCTTTGGTCATCGCGGCCGAAACGTTGACCACTTCGGGATGCCACAATACGCCGTGCGCCGCCATCCGCGCCGAGAACTCGAATCCGCGCCCACCCGACACGTCTCCGAAGCGAAGACGCTGATGCACGGGCTCGCCTTCGAGCATGGCTCCGAGCCCCAGGCCGTACTCATCGAGCGCTTCGCGCAGCCCACGCCGAAGTTGGCGCCCACGCCGCCAGAGCGTCTCGATGATGGGCTCATGCACGTACGCGTGGATCGTATCGATCGTGATGCCTAGCGCGTGAACGTCCCCGCTATAGGTGCCCGAGATCAACTCGCCGTGGCGCGCGAGCGGATCGTTGCCGACGACGAACGCAATCGGCGCACCGTTCCCGAACGCTTTACCGAGGCACGCCAAGTCTGGTACGACGCCGAAGTACTCCGTCGCTCCACCGATCGCCCACCGCCCGCCGTAGACCATCTCGTCAAAGACCAACAGCGCCCCGACTCGATCAGCCTCGTCCCGGCACTCACGCAGCCATTCCGCTCGACACGGCGTCCAGCGCGGTGGCTCCACGAAGATCGCCGCCACGTCGTGATCGGCGATGCCGCCCATCGGCTGGCCGTCGTCGTACCAGCGCGCCTCGGGCGCGTCCGCCTGCCAGACGTCGTGCCATCCGTGATAACTCGCTCGCGATCGCAGATAGACGCGACGACCGGTCGCCCGACGCGCGACCATGAGCGCCGCCTCAGTCGACTCGCTTCCGGTTTTCACGAATCGTACACACGAGGCCCACGGCGTTACATGCTTCAATGCAGCATGAGCCGCCCACGCTTCGATGGTATTTGGCAGCGATCCAACACCCGATTGCCCATGCAAGCCAAAACGATCGGGCGCGAAAGCATGAAAAAGCGCGCTAGAACGACCATACCCGAGGCTGATCGCCCCGAGCGCACAGCACATGTCGATGAATTCGTTGCCATCGGCATCGCGCAGCATCGCACCATCGGCGTCATGCATGTAGAGCGGCCCCTCGTGTTCACCGAAGAATCGACCCGGCGCCTTTGACCGCGTCAGCGACCGGCCCGGGATCGCGATCGCTTGCTTTAGCCACTCACGAGAACGCTGATACATCTTCGATCCGGACATCGTTGACCCTCACGATCCAATCCTGGCCGCCAAACCCCCGCTTGAAATGCTGGATGGTGCGCTC